GGCTTGAAGTAGAATCAATTAAAAGAACAAATTACTCAAAAAGTAGGAGCAAAAATAGGGCATCAAAGACAAAAGACATGAAAAACATATGTGAATCATATGTTCAACATATGGAAAATGAAAATATAGATAGTATTAATGTTAATTCTAATACTGTTTATAATAAGTTTAAAAGCGATTTTGAGCTTCAAAATTTTGAAATAATAATGATGAAATTGTCAATACCTAAAGGAATATTCGATGATTTAAAAAAAGAGTTTTTGGATAATGTTGAAATGACTGGAGAATATAAAGAAAAGTCATCATATGAGATAAACAACCATTTTGTAAATTGGTTAAAGAAAAATAAGGAAACTAAAATAAAAGACAATGAAAAACCATTCGACTTCTTCGCAGGAACAAAATATGGGAAAAATACCTCCGCAGGTAATTGATTTTGAAGAAATGGTTATAGGTGGTATTTTGTTGGAAAAAACTGCCTTTGAAATCGTTTCGGATATTTTGACTCCAGATTGCTTTTATAAAGATTGCAATAATTATATTTTTAAGGCAGCTAAAACTCTTTATAACAACAATAGCCCAATAGATATATTAACGGTATCAAATCAATTGAAAATAGATGGATTAATTGAATCCATTGGGGGACCGTTCTATCTTGCTCAGTTAACAAATAAAATAGCGTCTACGGCAAATATTGAATACCACTCAAGAATTATTTTTCAAAAATACATCCAAAGGGAATTAATAAAAGCCGGTTCAAAAATTCAGGAAATGGCATTTAATGAGCAAGATGATATTTCAAATATTTTGGATTCATCAAATAATTTGCTTGAGTCTGTTGTTAAATTAGCGATAGGTAAAAATAAAAACAGCCACATTTCTGAGGTTGTAAAATCAAGTATAAAAGAACTTGAGCAAAGAATAATAAACTTTAAAAGCGGAGTTAATAATGGTATAAGTACCGGATTATATGATTTAAACAATTTTTGTCAAGGATGGCACTCATCTGAATTAACCATATTAGCATCACGTCCGGCTATGGGTAAAACCGCAATGATGTTGCATTTTGCAATAAGTGCCGCAAGGATGGGGAAATCTGTTTGTATTTATTCGCTTGAAATGAATAATGTATCTCTAGTAGATCGGATGGTGGTAAAATTATCAGACATACTTGCGGATGATTATAGGTCAGGCAACGTAAAAGATATTGAGTGGCCAGGAATAGAAAGAGCAATAAATGAACTTGATAAACTTCCAATTTATATTGACGATAATTCTTGCGTTTCTATGAGCTATATTAAATCACATTCAAAAATGATGAATAAAAAAGGACAATGTGATATAATTTTCGCCGATTATTTGCAATTGGTTGACATGGGTATAACAAACAGAAATAGAGAGCAAGATGTGAGTAAGGCATCCAGGGAAGCTAAGTTGATTAGCAAAGATTTGGATGTTCCTTTTATATTACTTTCACAGTTGAGCCGCAATGTTGAGCAAAGGGGAGGAGATAAAAGGCCACAGTTATCAGATTTAAGAGATTCAGGAGCTATTGAACAAGATGCAGATAATGTAATATTTATCCATCGGCCCGAATATTATGGAATGGAAAAAGATGCCAACGGAAATGATTTAAAAGGAATAGGCAAATTGATATTTGCAAAACAAAGAAATGGAAAGACTGGAGATATAGTTTTCAAATACAATGAATCACTTACTAAGATATTTGATTTTTCACCAATTGAAGATGATTGGAATAAACCGATTAAAGTAAACAATAATTTTTATGAAAAGGATTCACCTTTTTAACACCTTTAGTATGACCCATCAAGAAGATATACAAAGGCTTATTGATTCTGAAATAAAGCCAAAGAAAAAGAAACTTCCATACCGTAAACCTGCTTCCATCAAACGTTTTGAGCAAGAAGAATTTGAAGCAAGGTACAAAGGCCGAAACATCCCGGAAGTTGTAAAAGTTCGCAACCAGTACAGGGATGACACTGCAAACGGATTGACTAAGTTGATAGTTGACTATATAAAAATGAGAGGAGGTTTCAGCACAAGGATAACATCTACCGGGACATACCGAGTTGACATCCAAAAGTTCATACCATCGACGCAGCGAAAAGGAACACCGGATATTTCAGCTACGTACAAAGGGCGGTCTATTTGGATCGAGATAAAAGCGGGAAAAGACATCATGAGCGATGCCCAGTTGCAGGTTAAAAAAGAAATGGAACAGGCCGGGGCCGTCTATATTGTGGCTCACAACTTCGATGGGTTTTTGAGCGATTGGAGTGTTTTATAGCATATTGCACCATAACAAACTAATAAGTACATTTGATAAACTAAAATAGAAACTATGGATTACAAGGAATTTATTCAAAACAAAAAACACAATTCTATTAACTATGGAATAGAGCCTAAATTTATGGCCGACAAAATGTTTGACTTTCAAAAACATATTGCCGAGTATGCTATAAAAAAGGGCCGTTGTGCTATCTTTTTAGACACCGGACTAGGAAAGACCATCATTGAATTAGTTATTGCCTTAAATTACGTAAGGCATTCAAATAAACCAGTTTTAATAATTACACCTTTGGCCGTTGCAAATCAATTTTTAGTTGAGGCTGAAAAATTTGGTATCGAAGATGTTGAACACACAAAGGACGGAAATTTTACCAAAAAAATAATACTCATAAATTATGAGAGGTTGCATTATTTAACCCCTGATTTATTTGACTGTGTTATTTTGGATGAAAGCTCAATCCTAAAAAACTTCGATGGGGCCATAAAACAACAGGTGACAACTTTTTTGAAAAAAGTAAAATACCGTTTTTTGGCAACAGCAACGCCAAGCCCTAACGACTTCATTGAATTGGGAACAAGCTCCGAGGCTTTGGGATATTTGGGTTATATGGATATGTTATCCAAGTTCTTTAAAAACAATCAAAACAATGTTGCTAAAATTAGCCAAATATCAAAAGCCAGGCACGGGGAGGAATATTATTTAAAGCCACATGCCGAGAATGATTTTTGGCAATGGATAGCAAGCTGGTCTATATCTGCTAAAAAACCAAGCGACTTAGGGTTTAAAGATGATTTATACATTTTACCTGAATTGCACGAAATTGAAACTATTCTGAGAAATGAAAACCCATTAACGATAAACGGACAAACATCACTTTTTGCCATGCCGGCAGTTGGGTTCTTTGAAATAAAACAGGAAGCCAAATCAACAATTAAACAGCGTTGCGAAATGGCCGTGCAAAAAGCAAATACACATGGCATATCTGTTCATTGGTGCAACCTTAATGATGAGGCCAAATACTTGCTTGAAATGGATAAAACAGCAGTAGAAGTAAACGGAGGTATGAACATAGACAAAAAGGAAGATATATTGTTTTCGTTTTCAAAAGGTGAAATACCTAAATTGGTAACAAAAACAAGCATTACGGCATTCGGGTTAAATTGGCAACATTGCAACCATACTACCTACTTTCCTACTTATTCTTATGAGCAATATTATCAAGCAATAAGAAGGTTTTGGAGGTTCGGGCAAAAAAACCCGGTTTATGTGGATCTGATTTTAACTGATGGACAGGAAAGAATAATGCAAAGCCTATTGGTAAAGAAAAACAAAGCCATTAAAATGTTTGAAAAACTAACAAAGCAAACGAATGTAGATTTTGAGATAAAAAATAAAGAATTTAATAAATTAGTTCAACTACCTAAATTTTTATAAGATGATTAAAGACCAAGTTATTACGGAAAATTATGCTATCTATAATGGTGACTGTATGGAGGTTATAACAACCATCCCAAATGAAAGCATAGATTTGTCGATTTACTCACCCCCCTTCGCTGGGCTTTACAATTATAGTAGTTCTGAAAAAGATTTTTCTAACTGTGAAAGCAAAGAACAGTTTTTAGAACAATATGAGTTTTTAATTGCAGAAATGGCAAGGGTGACAAAGAAGGGCCGTATAAATGCCGTTCACGTTACGGACGTTCACACTAATACAGGTAGGTTATGGGATTTCCCAGGTGAAGTTATTAGGATTCATGAAAAATATGGATTTGAATACCATAACCGGATAACCATATGGAAAGAACCGTTAAAAGTTCGAATGAGAACAATGGTTCAAAGCCTAATGCATAAGTTTATCGTAGAGGATGCCACAAGATGCTTCCCCGCTATGCCTGATTACGTTTTGATATTCAAGAAAAAAGGTGATTCGGAAACACCGGTATCACATCCAAATGGATTGAATGATTACCCTTATTTTGGAGAAACTCCATTTTTGGATGCACACAAAGAAACATACGGTAATTATTCAGACTTCCGTAAAAAATGGGTAGGGTTTACCGGTGACCAAAGAGAAAACAAATTATCGCATTTAACATGGCAACGATACGCATCGAGCGTATGGGATGATATAAGGATTGATAATGTTTTACCTTTTAGGGACTCAAAAGAAGAGGATGACGAAAAACATGTTCATGCCCTGCAGTTGGATGTAATTGATAGAATTGTTTACCTATATTCAAACCCTAAAGAAATAGTTTTAACCCCGTTTATGGGAGTTGGAAGCGAGGTTTATAGCCCGGTTAGTATGGATAGGTTTGGAATAGGAATCGAGTTAAAAGACAGTTACTATAAGCAGTCTACTTTGAATGTAAAATCAGCTTCAAAACGGTTCGCAAAAATAGAGCAAAAGCAATTATTTTAATCAACAAAAGCCCGGGTAAATTATTCGGGCTTACATTAAAACTACCACTATGACCCCACAACAAATCATCAAAGAAGTATGCAAATACTATGCAACAGATAAACACGGCCTATTCAATAAATCGCACGAGCCGCATTTAGCCGAAAGAAAGCACATGGTAAGGAAACTACTAAGGGAAGATGGTTTGACGCTACACCAAATAGGCGACTTAACAGATTGCTCCCATGACAACGCCTTGCACGGTATAAAAAAAGCCCAGGATTTGATTGATACTGATAAACAATTCAGAGAAAACTATTATGCTATCAAGAGTTCAATAGGCGGTAAAATAGTCACATTATGGGATTTGGCCGAATGTTGGACTTACAGACTAAACAAGTTGTACGCACTAAACCATAACGGCATCGCATCGGATTTGATTAGGGATATGAAGCAGAGAATGGTTGAGATAGTAATTTGGGGTAAAAAACTGAATCTGAAATGAAAGTACTTATAGGATGCGAAGAAAGCCAGGCCGTATGTATAGAGTTTAGGAAACTAGGCCATGAAGCGTATAGTTGCGATTTAAAACCTTGTAGCGGTGGGCATCCTGAATGGCATTTGCAAATGGATGTATTTGAAGCTATAAAATTTAAAGAATGGAATATAATTGGTTTACACCCCGAATGTACTAAAATGACTTTATCCGGAAATAGACATTATGCACCAGGTAAACCAAAAAATAGCGAAAGAACAGAAGCTGTTGAATGGACTATTAATTTATGGAAAAAGGCAACTGAAAAATGTGATTTTGTTTATATGGAAAACCCAATGGGGCAATGAATAATGATTGTAGATTGCCTAAACCACAAATAATACAACCATATTATTTTGGAGATGAAGCTCAAAAAACAACCTGCCTGTGGTTACATGGATTGCCAAAACTTATACATAACCAAACCGATAATTTATTCGGTAGTAAAACACATGTTAGTAGAGGCGAAATGGTAGTTTTTAAGAGCGGTAAATCTATGCCAAAATGGTATGCTTATACCCCATCAACTAAATCC